AATGAATAGTAGCGGTAACGAAGCTGTATTAGTTCTAGATTTTGGCGGAACAAAAACTGCAACAAACGGAGATTTCGTTGTTCAGTTTCCAACTGCTAACTCTTCTAGCGCTATTATTAGACTTGGCGACGCGTAATAAAATTTGGAGTAGTAATGGCTTTAATAGTTAACGATAGAGTTAAAGAAACAAGTACAACTACTGGGACAGGAACTTTAAATCTTGCAGGAGCTGAGCAGGGTTATGAAAGTTTTGTTTCAGGAATTGGTACAACTAATACGACTTTCTATGCAATAGAAAATAATTCTGCAGGAGAGTTTGAGGTAGGTATCGGTACAGTTACTGATGCTTCACCTGATACTTTATCAAGAGACACAGTTATTTCATCATCGAATAGTGATAGCAAAGTAGATTTTTCTGCAGGTACTAAAAATGTATTTTGTACACTACCAGCATCGAGAGCTATGTCTCCATCTATGACAGCTACAGATTATTTAGTTACACATGCTACAACTCTTTCACAAGATCAAACTATTGCATCTGGAGTTTTAGCTGGACCTGTAACTATAACTGGAACACAAACTATAACAGGAACGGTAGTAGTAATTTAATGAGTAAAATAGAAGTAGATGAAATAACACAACAATCCGGCACAACTTTAACAGTTGGTGGTGGAGCTTGTAAAACTGCAACTGTAGATGCAACAACTGTAACTATCGGTAGATCAGGAGGTACAGTTTCACTAGCTAGTGGAGCTACTCAATCAGGTTTTGGTAGGTCAGGTTCAGTTGATTGGCAAACAACACCTAAAACTTCTACATTCACAGCAGTAAATGGAGAAGGTTATTTTGTAGATACAGCAACTAGTGGAGCTGTAACTGTAAATTTACCTGCTGGATCAGCAGGAGCAATTGTTGCCATATCAGATTATGCTAGAAATTTTGCAACTGCAAACTGCACAGTTTCTCCAAACGGTTCAGAAAAAATTGGTGGTGTTGATTCAAGTGCAACTTTAAGTGATGTAGGACAAGCGATAACTTTAGTTTATATTGATTCTACTCAAGGTTGGATTAATGTTCAAAACGCAACCACTACAGAAACAGGTATTAGTCCATATGTTACAGCAACTGGAGGAACTATATCTAATTCAGGTAATTTTAGAATTCATACATTTACAGGTCCAGGAACTTTTTGTGTAACTTCTGGAGGCTCTGCTGCTCCAGGTAGTGGAACAGGATCTAATTTAATAGATTATATTGTGGTCGCCGGTGGTGGAGGATCTGGTGGTAATTACAAACATATTCAAGGTGGTGGCGGTGGTGGAGCTGGAGGTTTTAGAGCTTCACCAGGTGGTGCCTCGGGATGTTATACAGCATCTCCATTGGGAGCAGCACCTGCTGTTTCTTTACCAGCACCTGTTGCAGCTTATCCAATTACTGTTGGTGCGGGAGGAACTGGTGGAACTAAAAATGGCTGTACTGCAGCAACATCAGGAGCTAATTCAGTAGCAACTTTATCAACAACAATAACAGCTGCCGGTGGAGGTGCTGGTGGAAGTCCTACCAGTGGTCCAGGTTCTGGTGTAGGTTCGAGTGGCGGTTCTGGAGGTGGTGGAGCTGGTGTTGGTGGATCAGCTGGATCAGGAAATACTCCACCAACAAATCCATCACAAGGAAATGCTGGGGGTGGCGGTGCACCAGGAGGAGCTACATTAGGAGGCTCTGGAGGTGGTGCAACAGGTGCAGGAAGCACAAGTCCAAATCCAGGAACTACTCCAACTGCAACTACCGGAGGAACAGGAGCTACTTCTTGTATATCAGCTTCACCCGTAACTTATTCAACTGGTGGATTTTATACTCCATTTAATCCTAGTTCTTGGTCAGCAGGAACAAATGCAGCAGCAAATACAGGAGACGGAGGAGATAGTCAAAACGCAGCTCCAAGTCCATTAACACCAGACCCAGCAGGATATAGTGGATTGAATGGTGGATCCGGTGTAGTAATAATAAGGTATAAATATCAGAATTAATTATGACAAGTACAATTAAAGTAAATACAATACAAAATACATGTGGAGCAGACATCATAAAAGAGTCTGGCAACACGATAACTATCGGTGCGAGTGGAGATACAGTTACTTTAGCATCAGGTGCATCACAAACAGGTTTTGGTAGAGAAGGGTCTGTTAATTGGCAAACTGGATCTATTAAAACATCTACATTCACAGCATCAAGTGGAGAAGGTTATTTTGTTGACACATCAAGTGGAGCAGTAACAATGAATTTACCGGCAGGTTCTGCTGGAGGAATCGTAGCAATTGCAGATTATACAAGAACTTTTGCTGATAATAATTTAACTATATCTCCTAATGGTACAGATAAAATAGGAGGTGTAGCAGAAGATTTAGCTTTAGATGTAAATGGTCAAGCAGCAACTTTTGTTTTTGTTGATAGCACAGAAGGTTGGATAAATGTTCAAAACGCAGAAGATACAGAAACAGGAGTCCCACCTTACATACAAGCAACAGGAGGAACAGAAACAACTTCAGGAAATTTTAAAATTCATACATTTACAGGACCAGGAACTTTTACAGTAAATACAATAGCAACAGCATCTCCCGCACCAGCATTTAATACAGTAAGTTATGTGGTAGTCGCTGGCGGTGGTGGAGGCGGAGCAGGAGCTATTCCAGCACACGGAGCCGGAGCAGGTGGAGCAGGTGGTTATAGAGAAGGTAAAAATGCACCAGTAGATTCTTACACAGCAAGCCCTTTAAATGCTCCAGCAGGTCTTGCAGTTACAGCAACAAGTTTTCCAATAACAGTTGGGGCCGGTGGACCTAGTGGTCCAGGTTGTGCAGGATGTCAAGCATCCGATGGTAGTGTTTCAACTTTTAGTACAATAACATCAGCAGGTGGCGGTGGTGGTAGTGGATCAAGTTATGGTCCACCAGATTCTGGAGCTAGAATGAATGGAAGAGATGGTGGATCAGGTGGTGGTGGATCATCTCAAGGTAATCCAGCCCCTACTCCTGGTGGACAAGGCGGTAGTGGAAACACTCCTCCAGTTAGTCCTCCTCAAGGTAATAATGGTGGAAGTGGAACAGATTCTCCTCCTAATTTATTAACAGGTGGTGGCGGTGGTGCAACAGCTGCTGGCACAGGTGGAACTGCTTGTACAATTTCAGGAGCAGGTGGAGCAGGAGCAACTTCTTGTATTACAGGATCACCGGTAGCTAGAGCCGGAGGTGGCGGTGGTGGTGGAGCTGGCCCTTCAGGTCAACAAGATGGTGGAGCAGGTGGAACTGGCGGTGGTGGACCAGGAGGTGGTCACAACCCTCCAGGTAGCGCAACTCCAGGAACAGCAGGAACAACTAACACTGGCGGTGGTGGCGGTGGTGGAAAAGGAGGTCCTGACGGATCACCTGGAATAGGATCAACAGTAGGTGGTAATGGTGGCTCTGGTGTAGTAATAATAAGATATAGGTATCAATAATTATGAGTGAAGTAAAAGTAAATAAAATTAGTCCAAGAACAAATTGTGGTACAGTTCAGTTAGGAGATAGTGGAGACACTATTACAATTCCTGCTGGTGCAACAATTACGAACAATGGAACGCAATCAGGTTTTGGTAGATCAGGATCTGTTAATTGGCAAACTGCAATTAAAACTGCAAACTTTACAGCAGCATCGGGAGAAGGATATTTTTGTGATACTTCAAGTGGAGCATTCACATTAACTTTACCAAGTTCTCCTTCTGTGGGAGATATTGTGGCTCTTAAAGATTATGCAAGTAATTTTGGAACAGCTAATTTAACGATAGGTAGAGGTGGTTCTAATCTGAATGGTAATGCTTCTGATAGTGCAAGAAGTACAGATAATGAAAGCTTAACTTTAGTTTATGCTGATGCCACAAAAGGTTGGTTATCCGTAGAAGAAGGAACAGGTTTTTTAGGAGAAGATTTTATTACAGCAACAGGTGGCACTATTATAACTTCAGGTAATTTTAAAACACACGTATTTACAGGTCCTGGAATTTTTGATATTTCCACTGCATCTAATTTAGCAGCAAATAATAGAGTAGATTACGTAGTTGTTGCAGGTGGTGGTGGAGGTGGAAATTATGGTGCTGGAGGTGGTGGTGCTGGTGGTTTTAGATTATCTAATGCTGTCGGTTGTGTACCTGCTCCAACAACATCTCCATTAGTAGCCCCTAATTCACCTACGTGTGCTAGTTTACCTGTCACAGCAACAAGTTATCCAATTGTAGTCGGTGGAGGTGGAACAGCAGGAACAGGTTGTAATACTCCGGGTGGTCCAAGCACGTGTGCTGTAAATGGACAAAAAGGTAATAATTCAAGTTTTTCAACAATAACATCTGCTGGTGGTGGAGGTGGTTCAGGTATAGTTAATTGCTGGTCTCCTTCTCCTTTATCAGGAGGTGGTTCAGGTGGTGGAAGTAAAGGAAGTTCAACTAGTCCAGGAGATCAACCTGGAAATGGTTATCCCTTCGGAGCAGGAAATACTCCTCCAGTAAGTCCACCACAGGGTAATCCTGGTGGTAAAGGTTATGACGGTAGATCCGTAAGTACAAATGGAGGTGGTGGTGGAGGCGCTGGTGGTGTTGGTGCTACTACTTGTACTTCAGATACAGGTGCAGTAGGTGGTGTTGGAAGTTATGTTTCGGATACATTTATTGGTCCTACAGCTCCTTCATATGGAGAACCAGGACCAGTTGGTTCATCAAGATATTTTGCTTCTGGTGGTGGCGGTGGATCAGATGGTGGAAATGCAAGACCAGGTACTGGTGGTGCTGGTGGTACTGGTGGTGGCGGAAATGGTGGTGGAAGACCTAATAATACTGGAATGACGGCAGGAACAGCTAATACCGGTGGTGGCGGTGGCGGTGGTGGAACAGGAGCACCCGCAACACCTTCAGTTTCAGGTGGCGCAGGTGGTTCAGGTATAGTTATGATAAGATACAAATTTCAGTAGTTGAATGGTAATTAAAATTAATATATAAGGAGAAACATTATGGCACATTTTGCAAAATTAGGAGCTAACGGAAAAGTTATTCAGGTATTAACACTTGATAACAAAGACATGAAAAACGCCGATGGTGTTGAGGATGAATCAGTAGGTCAACAATATTTAGAAAAACATAACAACTGGCCTGCACAAATGTGGATTCAAACATCTTACAATACATTACAAAACAAACATAATTCAGGTGATAACTCAAAAGCATTTAGAGGAAACTATGCAGGTATAGGTTATATTTGGGATGAAGATAATAATATTTTTTGGCCTAAAAAACCATATGCTTCTTGGGTAAAAAATACAACGGATGCTAGATGGCAATCACCAATTGGTGATGCTCCTGAATTAACTGCAGAACAACAATCACAAAACGAAGCTGACACTCATATATGGAGTTATGTTTGGAATGAATCAGGCCAATCTTGGGACTTGACAGATCAAAAAGTATAAATTAAAAATGGTGGTGGTATGCAGAAGAAAGTATTAACAGAGCAAGCTCTATATTACGGTGATGTAGCAATGCCTAAAGATTGGGACATTGACCGAGATAAATTATCAGGTGATATTTTACAATCAGTAATTCAAAACAAAGATTTTCCATTCTCACGAACATTTGATATGCTTAATACTTATATGAGAGATCATATAAATCTAGAGTATGGATTTACTCTAGTTAACAAAGAAACGTGGGGTAACATCTATAAACCTAGCGAGACTACAATACCATTATTAAATATAGATCCAGTAGATCTACGAAACTCTCCAGACTATACATTACTTTATGGTGTAAAAGTCAAAGACTGTATAGTTAGAATACACTATGAAGATAATAGACGTAAAGGTAGATCTTGGGATATACCACTTAAAAATAATATGTTTATTATGTTTCCATCTACTAATATGTACTACTTAACTAACAATCAAAAGGATAGTTTAAATTTTGTACAAACTATAACGTATGAATATATCTAATCATTATTGGTATTTTACTGGTGTATTGACACCTAAATTTTGTGATGAAGTTATTGAATATGCTAACGCACAAAAAGAAGTTATGGCTAGAACCGGTGGTTATGGTGATAGAAAATTAAAAGAGGATGAGGTTAAAAATATGCAGCGTAAAAGAAAGTCTGATTTAGTATGGCTTAATGATACCTGGATATATAAAGAATTACACCCATACGTTCACCAGGCAAATAAAAACGCTGGTTGGAATTTTGATTGGGAAAGAAGTGAGTCTTGTCAATTTACAAAATATAAATTAAATCAATATTACGATTGGCATTCCGATAGTTGGGATAAACCTTATGATAAACCAAATACACCAGAGCATGGTAAAATCCGAAAATTATCTATGACTTGTCAATTTT